CGTGGGGACCCCGCTCGTGGTAGTCCTGATCGGTGACCACGTCGGCCGTCCACCAGTTGGCGGCGTCCTTGGTCGGGGTCTCGATGTAGCAGAAGGGCATGGTGGCTCCTGAAGAGCCCCCCGGAGGGGGCGGGTGGTGGGGAATCAGAACTTGCCGAAGCAGACCGGGCCGATGCCGCGTTCGATGCTCTCGGGGTCGGTCAGGTCGCGGCTGCAGACCGAGCAACGGCCGCTGGCCTTGCCGTGCAGGACGGCCGCAGCCTGGGGGTCCTTCTCGATGTCGAGGAGGTCCATCAGCACCTGGGCGTTGTCGACGCCGGGGCGAACCCAGAGGGTCAGCAGGCCATGCTCGCCGTTGAGGCGGCCGACCACCTTCTCCGAGTCCTCGTGCTTGATCCAGCAGAGGGAGTCTTGGTTCTTGCGGGCGATGCGGAGCTTGCCGATCTCCAGCTTCGACAGGCGCTGCATCAGGTCGAAGAGCTTGGGCAGGGCCAGGGTCGCGGCGGCCTTCTGGACCGGAGCGGCCACCGGGCCGGGCTGGACCGGCTGGGCGATCTGCTCGCGGGGCTGGGTCCACAGGACCAGCTTGGCGGCGTAGGCGGCCTGCTTCTCGCTGATGAAGGAGCCGAACCGCTCCAGCTTGTCGGCCATGTCGAAGCAGGTGTCGGCCTTGCCGTCGGCGAACGAGTCATGGCGCTTGAGCCAGATCGCGCCCGCGTTGCGTAGAGCCTCGACCGTCACCGAGGTGGCGACCGGGGCGTTGGTGACGGGGTCGACGGCGGCCTCGGTCATGGCGGCGAAGGGCTTGAAGTTGGCGGGGTTGAAGCTCATGGGGTTCTCCTGATGCCGGGATTGGCAAGGACGATTCTAAGCCCTAGGCTACAGCCTTGTGTTTACCGTTCGTCGGCTTGGCGGGCTCGGGGCAGTGCGGGTCGACGCTGCAGTCGGCCCTGGCGAGGCAGATCGGGCACCGCTCGCCCCACTCAAGCTCGCGGCCCAGCCGCTCGGCCACCTGCTTGGTGCCCGTGTAAACGTCGCGGCCACCGAAGACGGTGGTGAAGGTCCCGTCGGGGTTGTGGATCAGGTGCATTGCAATTCTCCGTAACGAAATGGAGCCTGGAGGTGGCCTAGGCCAGGGCCAGGATCGTGCCGACGACGGCCAGGACGAGCCCGAGCCAGAGGGACCAGAAGGTCAGCCGGGCGAAGCGCAGGCCGCCCCCGGTCGGCCCCTCGATGGGGTTGGCGTAGTGGGCATCGGGGTACTGCTCGCCCAGCCTGCGGCTGAAGCGGTAGTTGATCAGGTTGTCTTGGTCGATGGTGGTCATGGCTTGCTCCAGAGTGACGAGATGCTGACGGCGAGGTCGACAAGGCCGTAGAGGGCGAAGCCGACCGCCAGGACGAGGCCGACGACGACGACGGCAGCGGCCCCGACGTACAGGACCGTGACGGCCAGGGGCCGCATCACAGTCGCCGCCCTTTCTTGGCGTAGTCCCAGTCGAAGTCGCCGACCTCGCTCTTGGCCTGCATCGAGGCGAGGTGGCGCTGCTTCTCCCGCTTGGCCCAGGCGTCCCACTCGGCCATCCTGCGGCGCTTGCGCCGGTTGGGTGCCTCAAGGACGAGCCAGAACAGGGCTGGGATGACGATGGCCGAGGCCAGCAGCAGGGCGAAGGTGAGGATGACGTTCATGATTGCTCCCAGAGTGACGAAGCCCAGGCGACGAGCAGCGAGAGGGCGGCGTAGACGAGCCCCCAGAAGATCAGGGCGCCGAGGAAGTAGGAGTCGATGGTGATGGTCACAGCCCCATCCTCTCGTCGTCGGCCTCGCGGCGCTCCAGGGCCAGATCGTCGGCCTGCCCGTACTCGACGTAGGCGTCGGAGCCGTAGACCGGGCGGCCCTCGGGCCAGAGGGCGAAGCCGACCGGGAGCTTGCGGAGGTTCAGCAGCCGGGCACCGAGGCGGGTCGCCAGCGCCTCGGCCGTCGCCTTGGTGTCGCTGCTGGCGGTCGAGGAGACCACGCAAAGCTCGCGGGTGTCGCCATACTCGTTGGAGGCGACGACGTACCAGAGCAGGCCGAAGATCGCGCCGCGTGGGTTGTCGATGTCGGCCATCTCGGGGTTGGTGCCGACGATGACGAGGTCGGAGCGGGTCGAGAAGGACCAGCCTTCGTCCAGGGTGGGGGTTCGCATGATGGTGGTCTCGTGGTGGCAGAGGTGGGGATTCTGGGGGCTTGGAGCCCGGGGCGTCAACCCCTGGCACCAATCACCCGTAACGTAATGCGGTCAGCCGACGCTCGATGGCGTGGTGGCCTGGGCCGCCTTCCTGGGCTTGGCGGCCTTCTGGCTGACAGGCACCAGGGCCATCGCCCAGTGCCTCAGGTAGCCCTTGGCCTGGGCCGCCGCCAGCGCCCTCTGGCCGGTGGCTGCGCTCATGTGCCAGGACAGGACGCTGGGCTTGCCCTGGTTCCTGGCGATGAACTCGTCGGCCTGGGCGAGGCGCTTGGCAAGCTCGCGGGCGACGATGGCCTCGTCGTCCAGGCCGCCCAGGTAGTCGGCCGCGCTCGCGTGGTCGTCCTGGGTGACCGGGTAGCCCCGCTTGGGGCGGTGCTGGCCGACCGGGGTCGCCGCAAGCTCGCGGAAGTACTTGATGGTCGACGCAGTGTCGGCCGTGTAGAACTGGTCGACCACGGCCGCCCGGTAGGTGCCCGCGTTCATGTCGAAGAGGACGACGGCGCAGACGTAGGGGCGGTCGGACTTGCGCTCGCCAGCGAGGAGGGTGCCGCAGAAGGCTTGGTGGGTGATCATTGTGAAGCTCCAGGGTGGTGGTGGGGTGGATCAGACGGCGAACAGGCCGACGTGCGGCTCGAAAGCGTAGTGCTTGGTCCCGGCGGCGTTGACCAGGGTCCAGCGGCTCTTGTCGCCGCCGACGATGCGGAGGGTGAGGAAGCCGACCTTGACGGTCTCGCCGTGCGCCCAGACCTGGGTGGCGGGCTTTCGAGCGATGGGGTGGCCGTAGCGGTTCATGGTGGGGTGGTGGTGGTGGCCCTGCGGATCGCAGGCGCTAGGGCTGGTTGCCCTAGCGCCTGAGGCTCCTAGCGCAGGTCGAAGGTCATGCCGAAGGCGCGCTTGCCGCTGAACTGCTGGTAGGGCTTGGGGGCCATCTTGACGGTCAGGCCGCCCCGCTTGCCGACCGAGACCAGCCAGTACTCGCGGCTGACGGCCCGCAGCAGGTTGCCCTCGCCCAGGCCGGTCATCTCGGTCTCGCCCTTGATCCAGAGGGTGCCGTAGGAGGTGGTCTCGACCGAGAAGAAGGCGGCATCGCCGCGCTCGGGATGGGGGTCTACGTTCCTCTGGACGTGGTTGGTGAAGAGTCGAGCGGCGCGGGCTTGGGAGGCGTTCATGGTGGTGGCTCCTGGGGTGTAGGTTGAGGTTTAAACGAGGGGGAATTCAGCGTCGAGGGCGGTGGTGTCGAGGACCGGGGCAGCGCGCTTGCCACCGGCATGGCGCTTGTCGCTGATGTCCCAGCCGCCGATGCCCATCGTGGCCCAGTTGCGGTTCGCCAGGGCGAATCGGACGAGGTTGTTGACGACGTGGGTCTGGTCGCAGTCGAAGGCTTCAGCGAGGCGCTCGATGGTCGCCGCCGCCTTGCCGTCGATGCGGATCGTCTTCACGGCGTTGGCGGCACGCCAAGCCTTCTGGCGCTCGGCGGCAGAGCCGTGCTTGGCCGGGCGGCCCTTCTTCACCTGGGGCAGGGGGCCGACGAACGCTGCTTGCTGGCTGGTCTGGCTGTTCATGTTCAAAACTCCGTTTTGGTGGGTGGCTGTCAAGCTTGAATTCTAGTGATTTTTGGAGCCTCAGGCTACCGTCTGTCGGGGTCGAACGAAAATACAACGGCGGGACGGGCCAGGGCGGGCCAGGACGGGTGGCCGGGACGGGCCGGGCGAGGGGCTTCTACGCCCGGCAGGACGGCCCAGAACGGGTCATTTCAACCTAGTTATGTGAGAGATAAAGGAGTGGGAGCGGCTGGTAGCGAATCAGAGCATCCGCCAAGGCGCGGCGAACCGTTCCACCCGTTCCGGCGGCCGGTTTACCGGGCGTAGAGGCAGAACGGGTCAGTTGGCGGCCTGGATGGGAGTACAGTGCCGGGCCATGGACACCCCCCAACCAAAAGTAGGCAAGGACAGGCCGCGTGGGCGGCTGACGCAGCCCGAGAGCGGCAGGAAGAAGGGCACGCCCAACAAGGTCACGGTCGCCTTCCGCGAGACCGTGCAGCGGCTGCTGGAGGACAACGCCGACAACGTCGCCAAGTGGCTCGCCCAGGTCGCCGAGGGCACCAAGAGTCGACGTGTAAACGGCAAGACGATCCCAGGCCGTGCGCCAGACCCTGGCGGCGCTCTCATGCGCCTGGAGGGGCTGGCCGAGTTTGCCTCGCCGAAGTTGAGCCGCGCCGAGATCACAGGCGACGGCGGCGGCCCGCTGACGGTCATCATCAACAAGTCGGGCCAGCAGAAGCCCCAGGAGCCAGCCAGTGACCCCGACTGAGCCCCAGGCATCACCCGCCAAGGCGCGGCCTTTCGTTACGGGTAGTTGGCCCCTGGAGGACCATCCGGCCTATGGCGACGACGTGCTGGTCGGCCGGGTGACCGACTCGCTGCTGGCCCAGGGCCGCACGGTCTTCCAGTTGTTCATGCTCGACCCCGACGAGCGTTTACACGCTCAGGCGGTGCTGCAGCACGTCTTCCTGCCCATCGACGGCTCGGTCCTGTCCCTGGGCTGCGGCGTCGGCGGCATGGAGCGGCACTGGGTCGACGCCATGCCCAACGTCGAGGTGACCCTGGTCAACCAGTCGATGGCCCAGCTAGCCCGGCGCGTCTGCCCAGGCAGGCTGGTGCTGGCCGACATGCGCGACCCGATCTCGTGGGGCGGCAGGCACCCAGGCAACGGCTACGACCTCGTAGTCCTGGGCTACAGCCTGCACCATGTGGACGACGTGCCCGCGATGCTGGCGGTCGCCTACTCGGCGCTGCGCCCCGGCGGCACGCTGCTGGTGCTGGACGTGTGCGGCGGCAGCGAGGCGCTGCACGAGGCGCTGCAGTACCGCACGCTCGACGCTGCCGTGCTGGCGCACTGCGGCCTCGTGCGGCTCGACCACGGCCTGACGTGGCACCGCCAGCCCGACGAGGTCATCGGTGCCCAGGTCGGCCGGCTGCTCGACGCTGGCGCTGCGTGGCCGGGCATGTGGGTGGGGCTGGCATGAGCGCCGACCATCCTGCCCTGCTGGCGCGGCAGCACCTGGGCACGATCACCAGTGACGAAACGGCGTCGTCGCCCTGGGCTACAGCGCACCAGGGCGAGCCCGCCCAGTCGGCCAGGGAGGCGCAGTACGACCTGTACGAGGACGTGATCGTCAAGCTCCGCTTCGACGGCGACCTGACGAAGCGGCAGCAGCACGAGCAGTGCCAGCGCATCTGGGATGCAGCCCGGAGCTTCACCCTGTCGATGCACTCGGGGCGGCCGTGACGTGGGCTGGTTCGGCTTCCTGCTGGTCATGCTGGTGGTGGCCCTGCTCATCTGGATGCTGGTCGGGAAGCGGTGATGGCTGACCGCAAGATCGCCCTGCCCAACGGCTTCAGCCCCCGGCCGCCCCAGGACGACCTGATGGGCTACTTCGACAACGGCGGGCTGCGTGCGGCCTGCTGCTGGCCCCGGCGGTACGGCAAGGACTTGACCATGCTGCACCAGACGGCCAAGGCGTCGTTTGAACGCCCAGGCATGTACTTCCACATGCTGCCGACCCACAAGCACGCCAGGAAGGTGGTCTGGGACGGCTTCGACAACGAGGGCAGGAAGACGCTCGACGTGGTGTTTCCCAAGGCTTTGCGGGAGGACACCAACAAGACCGAGATGAAGGTCACGCTCAAGAGCGGCGCGATCTGGCAACTGGTGGGCTCGGACTACTACGACAGCTTGGTCGGCTCCAACCCGTTCGGCATCGTGATGTCGGAGGCGGCGCTCAGTGACCCGAGAGCCTGGAGCATGTTCCGGCCGATGCTGGCGGGCAACGGCGGCTGGGCGGCGTTCATCTCTACACCCCGGGGCTACAACTGGTTCCACGACCTGATCCAGTTGGCCCGTTCCAGCGACCACTGGTACCACTCGCACCTCGGCGTCGGCCAGACCAAGCACATCCCCGAGTGGGTGCTGGCCGAGGAGCGGGCCGAGATGCCCGACGAGCTATACCGCCAGGAGTACGACTGCGACTTCAGTGCGGCCAACGTCGGCGCGATATTCGGCCGCTACGTCGAGCAGATGGAGAAGCAGGGCCGCATCTGCCCGCTCGACCTCCGCGACGACGGCGCGAGCGAGATCATCGTCACCTCCGACATCGGCTACCGCGACAAGGCGGCCTGGGTCTGGTGGCGCAGGATGCGCGGCGGCTACGAGATATTCCACTACGACGACGCCAGCGGCCTCGACGCCGAGGAGTGGATACCCAGGCTGCGTGCCCAGCCCCGGGCCGACCGGCTGCTGCTGCCGCACGACGCCAAGGCCAAGACCTTCGCCTCCAAGCGCAGCGCAGTCGAGACCTTCCTCCTCGACCTCCCCTGGGAGGGCTGCAAGATCAGCGTCAACGAGCAGCGGAAGAAGAGCGACTCGATCAACGCCGGGCGGCTGATGCTGCGGCGGCTCAGGATCAGCAACAACGACGCCTGCAAGCCCTTCCTGATGGCCCTCAGGACGTACTCCTACGAGTACGACGAGGAGACCTGGACCTTCATGGCCGAG